TGGCTCGACCTTGTACGCGCTGACCTGGAAGGCTCGGGCTACGCCATCGGGGCAGCCGATCTGTGCGCTGCGGGCGTCGGCGCGCCGCACATCCGACAGCGATTGTGGTGGGTCGGGGTGGCCGACGCCGAGGTCGAACAACGCAGACGCTTACGAGAAGGAGAGCGTCTGGTTGGCGAGGAAACAGCGCAAGGCAAGCCAAGGCATCAATCTGCATTTTCCGCTTGCGATAGCGGCACAACTGACCGGCTGGCCGACACCAGTGAAACAGGACGCAGCCGACAGCGCGAGGACAACGACTGCTGCCCAGAAGTGGCAGAGGGACGACAGGCTGGCAGCGGCGCACACATCGCTGGACGCAGCACGTCTTGCGGGCTGGACAACAACAACAACACGGGACTGGAAGGATTCGGGCGCGGACATTGCGCCGAGGGCGGATGGGAAGGAGCGGTTCGACCAGTTGCCGAGGCAGGCGAATCTGGCGGGGTGGCAGACGCCTACGGCAATGCAGCAGCGCAAGAGCGCGCGGGCGATGACCCCTTCGGTCAACAACGGTCGGCGCAGTGGGGGAGGCCAGAGCAGCCCGCCTGGGCTGGAGCAGGAAGCGGAATTGGCCGCGGGGGTGATAGCGGCGGACGTGCAGGCATCCGGGCTTCCGACGGCCTGGCCGGAATGGAACGGCCCAGCCCGACTCACGGCCACTGGGGAGATGCTGATTGGCTCTTCTGCCGGGATGGAAAGTGGCGGCCAGTTGAACCCGGCACATTCCCGCTGGTTGATGGGGCTCCCGCCCGAGTGGGACGACTGCGCGCCTACGGTAACGCGATCGTCTGCCAAGTCGCGCAAACCTTCATCAACGCCTACCTCGACATCCGGGGGTGATCAATGATGGCCAACCTCACCAAGGTCACGCCTCATCTGTGGTCCCTCGAGGCACCGACCGCGATCCGCGATCTGCCCGGCTGGGTGTGCTGGCGCTTCGAGGATCACCCGGGCGAGAAGAAGCCTCGCAAAATGCCCTACTACGCCAACGGCGCCAAGCGCTCCGGCGAGCAGGGCTCGCGCGAGGACATCGCCCACCTGGTCACCTTTGAGGCTGCGCGTGCGGCGGCCGTGCGCAGGGGCTTCGACGGTGTGGGCTTTGCCACGCTCGAGCAATGGGGTGTCGTCGCGGTTGACGTCGACAACTGCGTGAGGGGCGGCGAGATCCACCCCGACATCGAGCCTCTGATCTGCCAGAGCTACTCGGAGTTCTCACCGAGCGGGCAGGGCATCCGGCTGTTCTTCCGAGGCAACCTGGGTAACGGCAAAGACCTCACCGGCCCCTATGGGCTGGAGTTCTTCAGCACCAAGGGCTACGTGACGTTCACCGGCAATTCGCTCCCCGGTTGCGAGTTGCTCGGGCTCGAGAACACCGTCGCCGCGGTGCCCCGGGAGTTGATGGATCTCGCCCGTGCGCGCTTCGCGCGGGACGCAGTGCCAGAGAGCACCCGCCCCATCGGGCTCACCACGGCGCAGATCCACCAGTGCCTGGACGCATTACCTCACGACCTGCACTACGACGACTGGCTGCGCGTCGGCATGGCGATCCATTGCGAGACCGGTGGAAAGGGCTTCGAGCTCTGGGAGCAGTGGTCTGAGAAGAGCGAGAAGCACGGCGGTCAACGCTATGACCAGGAGCGCTGGAGATCCTTTGGCAAGGGCAGTGGGCTCCAGGTCACGGGCGCATCACTTGTCAGTGTCGCTAACAAGTACGGTGCAGGGATCGCTCTGAATGGTCCTGCCAGCCCGGAGGAGTTCGACGTGCTGGTGGAGGCGGCCTCTGAGACGGCCAGCCAGGCCGCGCCGATCAAGTTCCCCGTCGTCCCCGCCGCTGAGTTCTCAAGCGGTGAGCCTCCCCAGTGGATCGTGAAGCACGTCCTGCCCGCCGCCGAGCTCGTGGTGCTCTACGGTGCCTCGGGCTCCGGCAAATCCTTTCTCGCGTTGGACATTGCCGGCTGCATTGCACGGGGTGTGCCGTGGCGCGGCAAGCGCGTGCGCCAGGGGAGGGTGGTCTACATCGCCGCCGAGGGCGCAGGGGGGTTCCGCAATCGCTTGAAGGCCTACGGTATTGCCAATGAATTGGACCTGAATGGGTTGGACATTGGTGTCATCCACGCAGCACCCAACTTTCTCGACAAGACCGATGCCGCCGCCGTGGCTGCCAGCGTCAAGAGCTCGGGCGGGGCCTCGGTGATCATCGTGGACACCTTCGCGCAGACGACGGCAGGGGGCGATGAGAACAGCGGTGAGGACATGGGCCGTGCACTGTCGCACTGCAAAGCGCTCCACCGCCACACGGGCGCCGTCGTGCTCCTGGTGCATCACTCGGGCAAGGACACCAGCAAGGGGGCCCGGGGCTGGAGCGGGATCCGCGCTGCCGCAGACGCGGAGCTCGAGGTGGTGCGCGAGGAGTCGGGCAGGTGGCTGCGGCTGTCCAAGCAGAAGGACGGCGAGGATGAATTGCGCTGGGGATTTGAGCTCGAGGTGGTGCAGTTGGGGGTTGATGAGGACCTGGACCCCATCACCAGTTGCGTGGTGATCGAGGCCGAGGTGCCGGTGGCAGAGGGCCAGAGGCGAGCGCTCGGGCCGGTTGAAAAGGTCGTGATGGATGTCGTGCGAGGGCAGTGTGCAGGGGGTCTGCGGGCGCCCGTAGAGGGGGTGGTGAGCGAGGCCGCGGGGCGCTTGGTGAAGCCAGAAGGGGCACGTGATACGCGCCGTCAGCGGGTGCGCCAGTCGCTGAACCGGTTGATTTCGACAGATTCAACGGGTGTGTCGGTGGCGGAGGATCATGTTGTTTTCGGCATGGTGGGGGAGTTTTGAGTGCAACGTCGGCAACGCGAGCAACGTATTGCTACGCGTTGCTGCGTTGCGCAGCAACCCGCCGAAGCAACGACTGCAACGCGGGCCTTTAGGCCGCGTTGCACGTTGCAGGGTTGCGGGGGGTCGTTGGGGTCTTTTGTGCTGATTTCCGCACGTTCACTGGGAGGGGCTGGTGAGTGAGAGAGATTCGGCTGAACGAGACGGGCAGACGCATTGGGGAGTCGCACCCCAACACCAAACTCACCGACCACGATGTGGAGCTGATCCTGGCACTGGTGGACGAGGGGCTGAGCTACACCGAGGTGGCGGAGAAGTTCGAGGTGAGCAAGAGTTGCATCCAGCACATTGTGTCCGGCAGGAACAGGGGGCAGTGGGCAGCGCGCATGATTCGGGTATCCGTGAGCCGGGATCGGGGCGACTAGGGTGGGCGCCATGAAGCACGACTGGAAACCCATCTTCCTCGCAGCCCTGCGCCAGGTGCCGATCATTCGCCATGCCTGCGAGGCGGCGAGCATCGAGCGCACCACGGCCTGGCGCGCGAGGCAGGCGGACGAGGACTTTGCCGATGCCTGGGACCACGCGATCGAGGAAGGCATCGATCGGGCCGAGCAGGAGGCGTTCAGGCGCGCGGTGGCGGGCTGGGAGCAAGGGGTGTGGCACCAAGGTGCCCTGGTGGGCACTGAGACGCGCTACAGCGACCAGTTGCTGACCCTGATGCTGAAGGGCAGGCGCAAACAGGTCTATGCCGATCGCACGGAGTTGACCGGTGCCGACGGCGGCCCGATGCGCACCCAGTCCCAGGTCGTCATCGTGACCGGGGTGCCCGAGCCCGGCGACCACTCCGATCTCGCGTGAGGATCGATCTGGGCTACCGACCGCGCGCCTGGCAGCAGGAGTGCCACGTGCGCCGCCAGCGCTTCACGGTGCTCGCGCTGCACCGCCGGGCCGGCAAGACCGAGATGGCCCTCCGGCAACTCCTGGACAGCGCGCTGCGCTTCGATCAGCCCCTCGGGCTCTTCCTGTACGTGGCCCCCCTCCTGAAGCAGGCCAAGGTGATCGCCTGGTCGAGGCTCAAGCAGATCGTCGCCCCGCTGGTCGAGCATCGCCTGGCCGAGGTGAACGAATCCGAGTTACGCATCATCCTGCAGCCCTCGGGCGCCTCGATCCGCATCTTCGGTGCGGACAACCCGGACTCGATGCGCGGGCTGCGCGTGGACGGCGTGGTGCTGGACGAGGTCGCGGACATCAAGCCCGAGACCTGGCGCGAGGTGCTGCAGCCCGCGCTCGCCGACCG